TCACCGGCCCTTCGGCGTCACATCCTTCACCTCTTTCTGCAACAGCAGCGCCACCTGTTCAGCGGTGAACTTGTACCCCTGCCCATCGGGGATGCGCTCCGCAGAGATCGGGTACTTCGGCCTGCGGGGATCGATTCCCGTGATCCTGAAGGTGTCGCGGCCGGTGCTGAACTGTCGGCCAAAGTCGGCCGGCGACAGCCCGAAGGCTGCAGCGAGGGCTTCAAATCGCAACCTTTCGGGATCGAGCGCGCTCCCATCTGGGAGCGGAATGGATACGCGGAACCCTAGATCGAAACCCCAGCGCAGATCGACGCCCGAGATCTCTTTGGCTTCGACCACCAAGCCGTTGCGCGCGGCCACATCCTGGCAGGCTTGCAGCATCTCGTCCTGAAGCCGCTGGCAGAGGCCGGGTGTCAGGTTTCGGGGTGGCTTGGAGTTCGGCACGGCGCTGGGTTCCGGAAGGCAGGGGCAGACTGGTTATGCCGAAAGTGGTAATGCATCTGCCAGGTGTCATCAAACCCACCAGATGAATTCACACCGGATCTGTCGCTGCGTCCTGCAGTCGATACCGGAATTACTGCGCTCAATCTTGATCTGAGATCATCGATCCCGTTTCACGATCATAGGACGCGCTCGGCGCCGTCTTCCAGCCCCTTGATCCGATTGACCGGAACGCCTCTCCCCGCCCCAGTTCCACCTTCCGCCTGTATTCCGGTCCCTGCCTTGTGATCCGACTTGATCGTGGCGCGGGTCTACGCCTGTGTCGGGTAACAAGGAGGTGAGTTGCATGGTCAAGAGGCTGAAACTGAATGAGAAAACCCTGCGCGAGGCCGAGCCGAGGCCGGGCGCAAGCTATCAGATCTTCGACACCGAGGTGATCGGCTTTGCCGCCCGGGTCCAGGCCTCAGGCGCGCGGACCTTCACCATCGACTATCGCCATGCCGGACGGCAGCGGCGGATGACAATCGGCCGCTGGCCCGAATGGAGCGTGACGGCCGCCCGCGAACGCGCCAAGGAGTTGCGTCGTGCCATCGACGAGGGGCAGGATCCACTGGCATCGCGGGAGGAAATCCGCGGCGCCCCGCGCGTCACGGACATGATCGATCGCTACATCGCCGAACATCTGCCGAAGCTGTCCAAGACCAACGCGGGCGATCAGATCTCGATGCTGAAGAAGATGGTCGAACCTGCCTGGGGCACCAAGCTCGTGACGGAGATTACCAAGTCCGAGGTCGCGCGGTTCCTCGATATCGTGGCAGAGGGCCGTCCCCGCCCCTGCAAGCAGAAACCCAACAACCGGGCGCGCAAGCTGCAGGGCCACAAACCCACCCCGATCCGCGCCAACCGCATGGGCGAAGTGCTGCGCAAGATGTTTACGCTGGCGATGGAATGGGAGTGGCGGCTGGATAATCCGGCACAAGGTTTTCATCGGCGTATCGAGCATGCTCGTGAACGCTTCCTCTCCCCCGAGGAACTGATCCGTCTGGCAACCGTGCTCGACAACGCCGAGGATCAGCGCGCAGCCGCGATCATCCGCATCTGCATGCTGACCGGCGCCCGGGTCGGTGAGGTCCGGACAGCGCGGTTCGAACAGTTCAACCTCGACTATGCGATCTGGTCGAAACCGGCCTCGACGACGAAACAGCGCAAGATCCATCGCGTGCCGGTCTCGCAGGAAGTGGTGGCCATCGTGCGCCAGCGCCAGCTTGTCGTGCCGCGTGGCAATCCCTGGCTCTTCCCCGGCGACACTGTCGGCCAGCCGGTGCGGGAAATCCGTCGGTTCTGGGCGAGGGTCCAGAAAGATGCCGGGCTGGCCGACGTCCGCATCCACGACCTGCGCCATACCTTCGCTTCGCTGCTGGTCAGCGGTGGGTCTTCCCTGGAAATGATCGGCAAGCTGCTGGGTCACAGCCAGATGCAAACCACCCAGCGCTATGCGCATCTGATGGATTCCCCATTGCGCGCTGGTGTTGACACGGTGGCCAGCCTCCTGCGCCCGCGGCCGCGCCTCATACATGACGCCGCGCTGGGCGAGGCCGATCTCCCGAAATCGGCCTGACTATCACGCTGGCTCCTCGCCCCGCAACCGGTACCAGAGCGAGGTCAGGCGCTTGCGAATGGTGCTTTCATCCGGCACCTCGCCGGACTTCGAGTTCTGCACGAACCAGTCCTGCACCAGAACGACCAGAGCGGTCTTTGTATCGGGAATCCCCTTCTCGTAGAGAAACCAGGTCAGCCAGGCATACATCGCATCCCATTCATAGCGCGGGCTGGCTCCGGTGCTCACGGCCGGGCGGCGTAAAAGGTCCCGTTCTTCTTCGAAGTGCTGCAACGACCCTGCGGCCAAAAGCAGGTCCGACGACCGGATCGGTAATCCCTCAGACGGATCTGTTATCTGCATCCAAATCGAGCTTCCCGGTGGCAAAATCCGCCTCAGGCGTGCCTGATCCTCGCTCGGTCCATACCGGCGAAACATCGGCATCAGTTCCGCCATCGGCACTGCAACCAGCCCGGCGATTGTCTCCTCGCCGCAGCTGACCGGAGGGATGCCCGCCAGAACCTGCAAATGTCCCGCCGCGGCCCAGCCTGCAACATCGGCCGGATGGCACCCCCAGCGAACAGCGATCTCGTAAATGGAATAGAAGGCAATGGGCGGCAGGGGCATGCGGAAACTCCATTTGGGCATGCGGCATCCCGCGGCCCGAGCCGCCGGCATGCAGGTTACAAAAACCCGCTGTGCCAGGCACGCGGGCGGATTTGGGGTGCGGAGCTGGTGTTCGAGAATATCCGGCGCCAAACCAGAGCTGCCCCAAGGGGAGTGCAAGCTGCTGGCATGGTTCGTGTTTTTGATTCTGTTCGACTGCTCGCCGGGACGCTACGCAACTTCAGGATGCGTCTCAAGACTGCAGGTGGTGACATGCCGCGCGGTCAACTCCAACCCAGCGCTACGCCGCCGAATGTCGGCGGAACACGACCGGAATAACCCTTTCCGGCAATTCCGGTCCCTGTAAATCCCGCCAATCCGTCTGAATACCGGCCAATCGGCCCAACTTTGATGAGGCGGCGCCATTCGCGTGGTCGTCGCTACCTTGAAACGGCTCAAGCCTGCGCTTCAAAATGGTCGTGACCTCTCCCGTTCGCACTGCCCCACACCACGAAACCCCAATGAAACATGGGGCGGAATTGGGGGGCGGACTTCAATTCCACCTTCCGCCTGTCTTCCGCCCCCAAGGCTCTGCTTCGCTGACCCCGCGCCCCGAGTATCGGGGCGGATGTTGAACGGAGCAGATCATGAACGACCCCCTTCCGGATACCCCAGAGGATATCCCCGACCTTCTGGCCGACTGGATCAGTCGCGAGCAGCTGGCCCGCGCGCTCAGCCTCACCACGGATACGCTTTCCCGGTGGGAGGCACGTCGCAAGGGGCCGCCCTGCACCCGCATAGGCAGAAAGGTATTCTATCGCCGGGCCGCCGTGCAGGACTGGATCCGGGCACAGGAACAGGCGCATCCGGTCCGCAAATCACGGGGGCGGGCATGACAGCCCAGCCCCACAGCTCCGCCTGGCCGGCCGAGCGCCTTGCCGAGGCCCGCGCCGTCCTTGCCGATGTCGCCCATCATTCCGATCCCCTGATCCGGATCGCCTGTGACGTGCTGATCCGGCATGGCGAGACAGCGGACGAGCGTGCGGCCGCACAGCGTCTCCGCGTAGTTATCGACGCCCGGCGACCCGTTCAGCGCGCCCAGCGCGAAGATGGCGGGAGGGTGCGCTCATGAAGCGCCGTGGCACACCCGAAGCTGATCTGCAGCGGGCCGTGGTACAGGCGCTACGCTTCGTCCTGCCCCGATCTGCAATCATCCATCACTGCGCCAGCGAGGTGACCGAGGCCGGTCCCCGTGGCGCCAGGCGGCAGGCGATCCTGGTCGGCATGGGCGTTCATGCCGGCTTTGCGGACCTGATGGTGCTCTGCGAGGGTCGCGTGCTGTTCCTGGAACTGAAGTCGGTCAAGGGCAGGCTCAGCCTGACACAGGTGGCGTTTCGGGATGCGGTGCTAGCACAGGGTTTTGGCTGGGCGCTGGTCCGCAGTCTGGATGACGCGCTGGGCGCGCTGGCTGATCAAGGATTCACCACCCGCATCGCAGTACCTGTAGGAAGGACCGCGCCATGAGCCACGAGGCGACGAACTGGGCAATCCGGCAGCGCGGGTTGAAACCCACCACCAAGATCGTGCTCTGGCATCTCTGCGACCGGTTCAACCCGGACTACGGATGTTTTCCATCGCAGGCCCGGCTGGCACAGGATTGCGAGATCAGTCGCTCCACGCTGAACGATCATCTCGATCGGCTCGAGGCCGCAGGGCTGTTGCGTCGCGTGCCGCGGATCGATCCGGCAACAAAGCGCCAGTTGCCCACCCGCTACATCTTGGGGTTTGAGCCGGGCTTCACGCCGTCGGATGGGACCCCGCGTCCGAAAACCGGACACGGCGGAGAGTCTTTTTTCGATACCCCTGATGAGAGGGATTGCCTGCCCTTCGATGAGGTCATCGCCAGCCTGCCGTGCCCGGATTTCGGACATGGGATTGAGGTAAAAGCCGTGTCCGGTTTTCCGACAAAGCCGTGTCCGGAAAATCGCGAAAGCCGTGTCCGAATTCCGGACACTAACCTTGTAAGAGAACCACTAAGTAAACCAGTAAAGGAGGAGGAGGGCGCGCAAGCGCGCGCGGAAATCTCTGATCGGTTTTTTTGGGAGCTGCTCCAGGCGCTGGGCCTCGACCCTGCCGCCCTGCCCGGCTGGTGGCAGGGCTGGCCGCCCCGGCAACACGTTCAGCGCTGGCGCGACGCGTTGGGCCTCACCGAGGCCGAGATCGTCGCCACTGCCCAGGCCACCCGCCAGGACCACCCCGAACCACCAGATGGGCCGAAGGCGCTCGACCGCGCCATGCAGCGCGCCGCCCAGCGCAAGGCGGACAACGCCAGCAGGAAACGCAGACGAGGAAAACCTGGAATGTCGAAACCAGCGGCAACGCCCAGCGCCGACGTGCCGGCCTTCTATGCCGCCTGGGTGAACTCCGACAGCCATCTGCCAACCTGCGTCATCAGCAACACCATGCGCAACGCGATACTGGCCCGCGGGCTCGTGACCGCGGACCGGATGCGGGAACGCGGGGTTCTGTGAATGACCAAACTCGAGGGACCAAAACCATGAGTTACCAGGGACGGATCAACCGCACGGGCGGCACGAGGGTGAAACGGGCGCTGGGCGTGCAGGCGGCGCTGGAATGGGCCTTTCGGGTCGAGAAGGCGCAGCTCGAGCTGCCAGTGCTACAGGACGCAAACGAAGGGGGATTTGGCTTCGGCCTCGAATATGTCCTGCTGCACCGCGCGGCGCTAGGCTGCAAGATCGACGGCGGTCGACACAAGATCGGCACCTACATCCACGAGGATGCCGAGGTAATCGCCGCAACAGTGGCCGGGATGCCGGACAAGCTCGGTGGCAAGCGCATGGCGATCCGCGTGGCAGAGTTGGCGCGGGCTGGACTCACCCCCGACTGGATGCCCGGTGCTGTCCCGCGCTGCGTCCCGGTGGAGGTGAAGCGCAATCAGCATGGGGAGCGGGCAACAACGGTCGTCGTCGGGACCGAGCGCGTTCTGTCCCGCGGCAAGTGGCGCACGGTGGATGTGCTGGCTTGCCCGGTCACATACGTTCCGCATCCGCAGCAGATCGAGGCGGCGCGGCGTGCCTACGCGGACTGGTGGCAGGCGCTGGGCTGGATCCGGGATGGGCTGATCGACGGGGGTATGCTTCGCACGGTCGAGGTGACAGAGGCGATGCCGAAGGTAAGGCCGTGGAACCACAGGTGACGAGTGGAAATACCAGCACGCAGCTGTTCTTCGCGCCCGGCACCAGCGCCAGCGGGACTGACTCTTCGGACCTTTGTCCGAGTTTTCCAGATCGCCGAGATGGTCCCTCAGAAAAGCCGCAACCTCCAAACAGCGGACATCGTTGAACCAGGATGCGGTTTATGCCCTAAACAGCCCGGGGTCGGTGCGCTGCATTCTGATTCTTAACTCTTCATGCGTGCAGGCGCTCACTATGGCGAGCGTCATACTCGGCCTCGCCCCGAGGCGCGGAATTCAGACGGTGAGAGGCCGAACCGGCCCTTGAACGCACGGCGAAAACTGTTCGGCTCGATATAGCCGAGATGCCGGGAGATCGCTTCGATCGTCAGATCGGTTCCTGCCAGGAGCGCGCTGGCGCGGTCTTCAACGAACCTCGCCTTGACCTCCCGAAACGTCGTGCCTTCGTCTTTCAGGAGGCGCTGCAGGGTCCGAGTGCCCATGGCTAGCCGATTTGCGATCACGTCCTCGGAGAGGTCTCGCGACACAAGCTGGGCAAATAGCATTTCGCGAACGACATCTTCAAACGTGCGCGGGGGGGAGACGCCCATCAGCACCGGCAACTCTCGGAAGACCAGCGCGTTTTTCGCTTTGAGCGGCGTCGGGTTTGGCGCAGAGAGGCTGCGCACACCGACCGCGACGGCAGGCATCGCGCGCCCCATTTGCACCGGAGTGCCGATCGCATTCTCGAGGAACGCCCGACGGTCGGCCTCCCGCCCGGGAATCTCGATCCACGACGGCCGCCACCCGCCGCCAAGAAAGTGCCGGACGACATGTATGATTATGAACAGCGCCGCATCTTCGAGGTGCCTTCGGCCGATAACCGCGTGAAGTCCGGTCTGACGACCGATGAGCAGGTGCTCTCCGGCCTTCTGCAGGACGAGCGCCGAACCGGGGCTGATCAGCGGAAAGGCTCGCCGTCCTCGCCTTAGACCGTCGCCAAGGTTGCGTGCCCCCAGGACGTACCGGGCATAGGCCGTGTAGGCGGCATAGTCGAATTGGCCGCTAAGACGTGCCCCAAGGTGATCATCTCCCATCGCCCGTGCCACGTGCTCGAGGACCACGGCTTCCAGCCGATACGGAAGATATCCGGTTCTCTGTTCGATAGCCCTTCTGTCTAGGTCAGCTGCCGCAAGCGCGCGGTTCACCACGGCAGGCGACGCGGCCCGGTCGAGGATCGACACCATCTGCGAGAACTCGACGACGTTCACCATCGGAATGTTCATGGCGCATTCTGTCGTAAAATGATTGCCCGGGACAAGTCGGAACTATGATAGTTTCGGATCCGCGAACAGGACATTCAGAATCCTACACAAGGGAAGCCGATCGATGAAGCAATCCACCTATGCAGGTGCCTGGATCTTTCTGCTCTGGCCGGTCGCACTGACGGCTCAGACCTACGTCGGCGACGTGGCTATCCAGGAAGACGACGTCGAACTTGGGGCGCGCCACTATTCGCCCTATCTCGACCAGTCCTACCCCAATCGGGTATTCTTTGGCGATACGCACCTGCATACGTCCTATTCGACCGATGCCGGCATGATCGGGAACGTGCTGGGGCCTGACGATGCCTTTCGCTTCGCGCGCGGCGAGAAGGTGCGCGCTTCAATGGGTACATGGGCACAACTCGTCCGGCCACTCGACTTCCTAGTGGTCGCAGATCATGCCGAGAACCTCGGCCTCGCGCCGATGATCGCGGAGTCGAACACTGGTCTGCTGGCGAACGACTGGGGACGCAAGCTGCATGACATGGTCAAGGGCGGCGATCCGATCGCGGCCTATGTCGAATGGGGGGCCGCGCTCAACGAAGCGGCCGACATGATCCAGGACGACAACCTGCAGCGCACGATGTGGAACCGGATCGTCGACAGCGCCGAGCGGTTCAACGAACCCGGCGTCTTCACCGCGTTGCACGGGTTTGAGTGGTCTTCGGGACCGGACGCGAACAACCTCCACCGGGTGGTGATGTTCCGCGACGATGCCGATAAGGTCGAGGACCTCGTCCCCTTCTCCACCTATGACAGCACGGATCCCGAGGATCTCTGGGACTGGCTCGAGGCCTACGAGGAGAACACGGGCGGACAGGTCATGGCCTTCGCCCACAACGGCAACCTGTCGAACGGCCTGATGTTCGATGACGTGCGGATGAACGGTGAACCGCTCGATATTGCGTATGCCGAGCGGCGGGCGCGATGGGAGCCGGTCTACGAAGTCACACAGATGAAAGGCGACGGCGAGACCCACCCGATGCTTAGCCCCAACGACGAGTTCTCCGACTACTACACCTGGGACCGCGGCAACTTCGGCACCGAGCTGAAGACGCCGGAGATGCTGCCCCGGGAATACGCCCGTCAGGCTCTGGCGCGCGGCTTGAAATACGAGGAAGAGATCGGTGCCAACCCGTTCAAGTTCGGCATGATCGGGGCGACCGACAGCCACACCTCTCTCGCCACGACGCGCGAGGACAATTTCTTCGGCAAGGCGAGTATCGTGGAGCCGGGCACCGGCGCGGCCCGCTACGAGGACTTCATCGTCCAGCCAGTTATCCTTGGCGAAGCAATTGCGGTCAGGCACTATGAGGCGCTGGCCTCCGGTCTCGCTGCCGTCTGGGCGCGAGAGAACACGCGCGAGGCGATCTGGGATGCCTTCAAGCGGAAGGAGGTCTATGCCACCACCGGTTCGCGTATGACCGTGCGTGTTTTTGCCGGATGGGACTTCCAGGAACACGAAGTGCATCGCCCCGACTTCGCGGCGACGGGCTATGCCCGCGGCGTGCCGATGGGGGCGGACCTTTTCGCGGGGCCTGTGGGGGCCGCGCCCACCTTTATGGTTCGCGCCCTGCGCGATCCGGACGGCGCCAACCTCGACCGCGTCCAGATCGTGAAGGGCTGGCTCGGCGATGCCGGAGAGCCGCAGACAAAGGTCTTCGACGTTGCGTGGTCCGGCGACCGCGAACCGGACGCCGAGGGTAAACTTCCTCCGGTGGGAAGCACGGTCGACGGCGCCGACTTCACCAACACGATCGGCGCGGCGGCACTCGGCGGCTACTGGGTCGACCCGGAATTCGACCCGTCACAACGCGCCTACTACTACGTCCGCGTGCTCGAAATCCCGACGCCATCGTGGCTCGCCCACGACGAGGCGTTCTACGGCCCGCTCAACCTTCTCGAGGACGCCGTGATGGTCCAGCAGGACCGAGCCTACACTTCACCCGTCTGGTACGCGCCGGGGTAGGACTTCATCACCGGTGCTGAGGTCCGCTCAGGGCGCGTTCCAGCTGTTGGCTGCAAAATGCACGAAAGTCTGCTGTGCAACAAACGCCGCCCCCCCTCCTCTGGTTCCTCCCCGGCTCCAAACCTATGCGGGGGGGCTCAGCGCAGAGGTTTGCTAGCGACTGGATTCCTCACCGGGGAATCCACCTGGAAGCCACCCTGCAGGTGCCGGCCGGAAATTCGACTCCAAATCAAAGGCTTACAAAATCATGAACTGGCAGGGTGGATTCCCGGCCGGAATCCAGGGAATCCACCTTCGGGGAATCCTCCCCGGCCGGAAGCCACCCTTCTTGGAAGGCTTTGAATCCACGTCACTTTTCAGATTGACAAAGCTGCCCCCCTTGACCTACCCATCGATCATCGAAGAATAGCGCCCGGAGGAAACCCCTCTCGGGCGCTTTCGTTTTTCCCACATCCGAGACCTGCCCCATGGACCTCGTCTTCGCGCCGAGCCAGATCGAAACCTGGCCGATCGATCGACTGCGCCCCTATGCCCGCAATGCCAAGATGCACAGCGAGGACCAGGTGGCGAAGATCGCCGCCAGCATGGCCAGGTTCGGCTGGACGGTGCCCTGCATGGTGGCCGAGGATGGCGAACTGATCGCCGGCCACGGTCGGGTGCTGGCCGCCACGGCGCTGGGGCTGACCGAGGTGCCCGTGATCCGGCTCGGCCACCTCGATGATGCCGAGCGCCGGGCCTACCGGATCGCCGACAACAAGCTGACGGAACTCGGCGATTGGGACGAGGTCCTGTTGCGCGACGAAATCGCGGGACTGCTGGCCGAGGATTTCGACCTCGATGTTCTCGGCATCTGTGACGAAGAACTGGATGCCCTGCTGCGCGACCCCGAGGCGCTGGGCGGCGATGGCCCGGTCGAGGGTGAGAACGATGTACCCGATTTGCCGGTCACTCCGGTGTCGGCGCTGGGCGATCTCTGGCAGCTCGGACCGCATCGTCTGATCTGTGGCGACAGCACGAGCGCCGATGTGGTCGGGCGACTGCTGGGCGATGTACGACCGCTTCTGATGGTCACCGACCCACCCTATGGTGTGGAATATGACCCGTCCTGGCGCAATCAAGCCGGCGCGGCAAAGACCAAGCGAACGGGAAAGGTGCTGAACGACGACCGAGCCGACTGGCGCGAGGCATGGGCGCTGTTTCCCGGCGATGTCGCCTATGTCTGGCACGGAGCGTTGCATGCCACGACGGTGGCCGAGAGCCTGCAAGCCGCGGGTTTTGCCATCCGGTCACAGATCATCTGGGCAAAGGATCGTCTGGTACTGAGCCGTGGAGATTATCACTGGCAGCACGAACCCTGTTGGTATGCAGTGCGTGCCAAGGGCAAGGGCCACTGGGCTGGCGATCGCAAACAGACCACCCTCTGGCAGATCGCCAACCGGGATCAGGACGCCGATACGGTGCACGGCACCCAGAAGCCGGTGGAATGCATGCGGCGGCCGATCCTGAACAACTCGAGCCCCGGCCAGGCGGTCTATGAGCCGTTCATGGGATCTGGCACCACGCTGATCGCGGCCGAGACCACCGGTCGAGTCTGCTTCGGCGTGGAACTGAACCCGGCCTATGTCGATGTTGCCATCGAACGCTGGCAATTGTTCACCGGGGAAGAGGCAGTGCTGGCGGAAACCGACGAGAGTTTTTCAGCCCTCAAGAACAGCAGAGCCCGCTCTCCGGTAAGCTGACTTTCCGCCATTCCGGGGGATCGAGTTTCGGAGCCGCCAAAACGATACCGATAAGTCAGTTTGTGGATGGTATGGCCACGAGGTCAATCCGGTACACGGTCCCCCGGCCCTCGACCTTCTCAGCGGTGATGGGCAGGCCCAGTTTCTTCTTGAGCGCGCCCGAGATCATCCCCCGCACCGTGTGTGCCCGCCAAGAAGTCACCTCGACAATCTCCGCTACCGTCGCGCCCTCAGCCCTCTGCAACAACGCAATAACCTGAGCTTGCTTCGTGCCGGTGCGCCCAGAGGTCGGCGGAACCTCGAACGTCGCGCCCTGCTCCACCTTCGCCTTCCGCGCCCGGGCGACCGCACCCGCCGCCACCGGATCGATCCCGATGGCTGCGAGCCCGGCCTCGGTGGCAATGAGCGTCGTACCTTGCCCATCGCCAGTTTCGCGCCACAGGGGCTCGCCCCGGCGCAGGTTGGCGTCGACCTCCTCGAGCCAACCACGGGACATCATCTTTCCGACGACCGACTTGGCGGCGGCGCCATGCAGCCTGTCGGGCAGCGGAAGGGCCAGGTTCCCCGGCCGGGCTGCGGCACGGGACAGAATGATGGATTGGGTATCGGTGGGATTTGACATTGGGACCTCCGGGGTTCCGGCACGCGGCCTCGCGCACCTTCTACGGAGGCAAGCCCCGCCAGATGGCGGGGTGGGTTTCGCGCGGCCGCAGGCGCCTCAGGCGGCGTGTTCGCCCTCGCCAAAAAGGAAGTCGGTGATCTTGCGCAGATCGGCGGCGACAGAGTTGATCGATCCGACGGCACCCCAGTTGATGGCGTCCGGATCGAACTCGAAGTGGTCGGCGCTGAGGGCTGTCAGCCGCTCCAGCATGGTATCGATCTCAGCCTTGGCGGCAATGAAGGCGCTCAGGGCCTCGTCGTTGTTCCGGGTCTTGCGGCGGGGGATCATGGCAGGGTCATCCTTGGGTGAGTTGCATCGCTTTCTTGCGATCAGCGTCGCTCTGTCCCGCCGATCTATCAACTCAAATCCAAATGATATCATCGGTTTGAGCGGAGTATTCCGGCCATGCAAGGAATGAGCGAGCGGGACTATGCCGCCCATTCCGGCCTGTCGCGTGGCGGCGTGCAGAAGGCCCGCCGGAACGGGCGGCTGGTACTCTTCGACGATGGCTCGATCGATGCGGATGGCTCGGATGCGCGGCGTGCAGAAATGACCGATCCCGACCAGCAGCGCCGATCCCTGAGCGGGGACGGATTGATCAGCGGTCCGGGTGAGACCTCGTCTTATCTGAAGGCACGCACGGCGCTGACGGTCTACCAGGCGCAGGAACGCCAGCTTGCGATCCAGAAGAAGAAAGGCACGCTGGTCGATCGGGCGCGGGCGGAGACGCTGGTGTTTCGCCTTGCGCGGCAAGAGCGGGATGTCTGGGTCACCTGGCCCGGACGGGTGGCGGCCCTGATGGCGGCGCAGATCTCGGCGGAGGTGGAACGACAGACGGGGGCATCGGTCACGATCGAAACCGCGATCCTGCAGAGGGTGCGGGAAGCCCATGTCCGAGACCAGCTCGACGCCCTCGCCGATCTCCGGGTCTCCCTCGGATGATGGTGTTCTGACCGACAACGACCTGACCAAAGGTCTCGACCTCACCTTCGATGGGGCGGCGGACATCCTGCACAGCTGGGCCAGGGGTTTGCGGCCCGACCCGAACCTGACGGTGTCGGAATGGGCAGATCAGCACCGCTGGCTCAGCTCCCGGGCCTCGGCCGAGCCGGGGCGGTACCGAACGGCGCGCACGCCCTATCTGCGGGCCATCATGGATGCGCTGAGCCCGGGCCATCCGGCGCAGCGCATCAGCTTCATGAAGGCGGCACAGGTCGGGGCGACTGAGGCCGGCAACAACTGGATCGGCTTTGTCATCCATCACGCACCCGGCCCGATGCTGGCGGTGCTGCCAACCGTCGAGATGGCCAAGCGCTCCTCTCGCGGCCGGATCGACCCGCTCATCGCCGACAGCCCGGCGCTGCGCGAACGGGTCAACCCGGCCCGGTCGCGCGATGCCGGCAATTCGATGCTGTCGAAGGAGTTTCCGGGTGGCATCCTGGTGCTGACCGGCGCGAACAGTGCGACAGGCCTGCGCTCCATGCCCGCGCGCTATGTCTTCCTCGATGAGGTGGATGCCTATCCCGCCTCGGCCGACGAGGAGGGCGATCCGGTCACCCTGGCCGAAGCCCGCACCACCACCTTTGCGCATCGGCGCAAGGTGTTCATGGTCTCGACGCCCACGATCCGGGGGTTTTCCCGTATCGAGCGCGAGTTCGAAGCCAGCGACCAGCGGCGCTACTTCGTGCCCTGCCCGCATTGTGGGGCGATGCAATGGCTGCAGTTCGAGCGGTTGCGCTGGGCGAAGGGCCGGCCGGAAACGGCGATCTATACCTGCGCGGGCTGCGAGCGTCCCATCGCCGAACACCACAAGACGGAGATGCTCGCGCGGGGTGAATGGCGGGCCACGGCGGTTGGGAGTGATCCCAACGCGATCGGCTTTCACCTCTCTGCACTCTATTCCCCGTTGGGCTGGAAAAGCTGGGCCGACATCGCGCGGGACTGGCTGGCGGCGCAAGGCTCCGAGGACATGCTGCGCGCCGCGCGTAACACGCTTCTTGGCGAGACCTGGGTCGAGAGCGGTGATGCGCCGGAATGGCAGCGACTGGCGGATCGCCGGGAGGCCTGGAAAGCCGGCACGGTACCGGCGCGCGGACTCTTCCTCACCGCCGGGGCCGATGTACAGAAAGACCGGATCGAGGTCGATGTCTGGGCCTGGGGCCGGGGGCTGGAAAGCTGGCTCATCGATCACATTGTCATCCCCGGCGGCCCGGACGACCCGGAATGCTGGGACGCGCTTTCAGCCCTGCTGGGGCGCAGCTGGCAACATGCCGGTGGCGCTTACATGACGGTGGCGCGGCTTGGCCTCGACACCGGCTACGAGGCCGCGGCTGTCTATGCCTGGTCGCGCAAGGCGGGCTTTGACCAGGTGGCACCTCTGAAGGGCCTCGAAGGGTTCAATCGTTCGGCCCCGGTCTCGGGCCCGACCTTCGTCGATGCCACGGTGGGCGGCCGCCGTCTGCGCCGCGGTGCCCGGCTCTGGTCGGTGGCGACGGCAACGTTCAAGACCGAGACCTACCGCTTTTTGCGGATCGAGCGGCCGAGCGACGAAGACAGGGCGCTGGGCGTCGTGGATCCTGCGGGCACGATTCACCTGCCTGGCTGGGCTGACACCGAATGGCTGAAGCAGCTTGTCGCCGAGCAGCTCGTGACCATCCGCAACAAGCGCGGCTATGCCCGGCAGGAATGGCAGAAAATGCGCGAGCGCAACGAGGCGCTGGACTGCCGCGTCTACGCCCGCGCCGCGGCCTGGATTCTCGGCGCCGATCGCTGGGACGAGGCCACCTGGCGGCGACTTGAGGCGCAGGCCGGTGTGGAAACCCACCTGCCCGTCGCCGTGCCGACGGACGCAACACCGACAGACCCGGGCCAGCCCCGCGCCGGAACCCTGGTGACCCCGCGCCGGAAACGGCGGGTCTATACACCAAACTTCATGAGGGATTGATGGAACTCGACCGGATGGTGGCCCTTCTGGCTGCCCTGGAGGAAGCCCGCTACGCCGGGCTGCGCAGCGTCAGCTATGACGGCAAGACCGTGACCTATGGCTCGGACGCAGAACTGGCCTCCGCCATTCGCGATCTCGAGGGACGGATCGCCACCGCCTCTGCCACACCCCGCCGCCGGCGCTGGGGCACGGTGGCGACAAAGGGGCTCTGAGCCATGGCCTTCGACGCCTTCCGCCAGCGGCTTGGCGCCATCATCGGCGGGTTTGATGCGGCGCAATCCCATCGCCGCATGCGGGGCTTTCGGGCGAGCCGCGCGCATGTGAACACGCTGATCGCTGCCTCGGGCGAGACCATCACCGCCCGCGCCCGCTGGCTGGTCAGGAACAATGGCTATGCCGCCAATGCCGTGGATGCCTTTGCCAACCATGTGGTGGGAGACGGGATCAAGCCCTCGTCCAAGATTAGTGATGCGACACAGAAAGAAGAATTGCAGAAGCTGTGGCTCGCATGGACTGACGAGGCCGATGCCGAGGGGCTGACCGACTTCTTCGGGCTCCAGCGCCGGGCGGCGCGCGAGGTGTTTCTGGCGGGCGAGGTTTTCCTGCGGATCCGCAGCCGGCGGGCGGAAGATGGGCTCACCGTGCCGATGCAGCTGCAGATACTGCCCTCGGAGATGTTGCCCCTCGACCTGACCCGCCCGATGCCCGGGACCGGCTCCATCCGTCAGGGTATCGAGTTCGACGGGATCGGGCGCCGTGTCGCTTATCACTTCCTGCGCCGTCATCCCGGCGATCTGACCGACCCGGGGCTGGTGGGCGAGACGGTACGTGTGCCGGCGTCGGAGGTGATCCACATCCTCGACCCCGTCGAGGCCGGACAACTGCGTGGCGTGTCCCGCTTTGCAGCAGCGATCGTGAAGCTCTTTACCCTCGATCTCTATGACGACGCGGAACTCGAGCGGAAGAAGACCGCGGCAATGTTTGCAATGTTCATCACCTCGCCCGCCCCGGAAACCGCGCTGGAACCGGCAGAGGAGGATCTGGAGGTCGAGCCCGGTCAGGTGGTCCGGCTCGATCCCGGCGAAGATGTCTCTACGCCGGCCACCCCGGATTCCGGTTCCACCTATGAGCCCTTCCAGTACCGGACACTTCTGCAGATCGCTGCGGCGCTGGGCGTGCCCTATGGCTATCTCACCGGTGACACGGCAAAGGGCAATTTCTCGAACACAAGGATTGCGCTGGTCGACTTTCGCCGCCGCATCTCGGCCTTCCAGCATTCGGTGATGGTCTACCAGCTTTGCCGGGCAGTCTGGACGCGCTGGATGGACATGGCTGTGCTGGCGGGGGCCATCGACCTGCCGGGTTATGCCGCCGATCGCCGGGACTTCCTCGCCTGCGACTGGCTGCCCACGAAATGGGACTGGATCGATCCGGCCAAGGATGCCGCCGCGGAAATCCTGCAGATTGAAGCCGGTCTCAAGTCCCGGACGCAAGCGATCGCCGAGCGCGGCTATGACGCCGAACAGGTTGACCGGGAAATTGCAGCTGAGCGCCAGCGCGAGGCGGAGCTCGGTCTGGATTTCCGGAGACCGGGATCGCCCGCCCAGGCCGCCGACAAGACCGGCGACGCGGATCAGAACTCCGGAACCGACGCTGACGAGCAGGACCGGAACGAAGACGAAGATGACGGCGAGGACCGGGAACCGCGTCCGGGGGAAGATCGATGATGCACCACATCCAGATCGCCCAGCGTGTCTTCAACACGCCGCTGATGGTCGATCCCACCAAGGCGCTGGCCTTCCTTGCCGGTCTCGGTCCCCGTATCACAGGTCGCGAGATCAGCGTCGAAGGGCTGGAATTGCCACCAGTGGATCCGGCAGACGTCACCCTGCCCGCCCGCGCTTCACTCTTCGGCGAGGGTCTCGCCCGCCACGGGGCCAGCACCGGCGGTCCACCTTATGCGGTGGTCGAGGGAATCGCAGTGATCGGGATCACCGGAACCCTCGTCCATCGCGGTGCCTGGATCGGCCAATCCTCGGGACTGACGTCTTATGAGGGGATCGCAGCCCAGCTTCAAGCAGCGCTTGAAGATCCCGCCATCCGCGGCATCGCCCTCGACATCGATAGTTTTGGCGGTGAGGTCGCCGGCGCCTTTGATCTCGCTGATCGCATTCGCGCGGCGCGGCAGGTCAAACCCGTGCAGGCTTTTGTCGCCGATCACGCGCTCTCTGCAGGGTATGTACTCGCCTCACAGGCTGACCGGATCATACTGTCCCGCACCGGCGCGATCGGCAGCATCGGCGTGGTGGCCATGCACAGCGACATGAGCGGAGCGCTCGATCAGAAGGGCATCGCCGTCACCCTGATCAATGCCGGCGCCCGCAAGGTCGATGCCAATCCCTACCAGCCCCTGCCCGAGACCGTCCGCGCCCGGATTGCCGGCGAACTCGAGGAACTCCGTCAGCTCTTTGCCGAAACCGTCGCCGAAGGCCGTGGCAATCGCCTCGACGCGGCAAGCGCGCTCAGCACCGAAGCCGGCGTGTTCCGCGGCGAGGCGGCGGTCTTTGCCGGTCTCGCGGACGAGGTCGCCGATCCCGTCACCGCCTTCCGTGCCTTTGCCGCCGCGCCCCACGGCACCAATCCCACCAGCAGAAAGGGTCCACTGATGATCACTTCACTCACCGATGCTCCGAACCCGGCCTCGGTCGCAAACCCGCCGGAGGCAACCAACACCTCCGCGCCGCCTAACGTCGCCAGTCTTGTTCCGCCCCCATCGGCAGAAAGCCCAGACGCACTCTCGCCGGAAGCCATCCGCGCCGAGGCGGCAGAAGTGGCGCAGGTCTGCGCCCAGGCCGCCCGGCTCGGCGTGCAGATCGACGCCGCTGACGCCGTCGCCCGCGGCCTCAAGCCCGAAGCCCTGCGCGCAAAGGTGCTCGCAGAACTGGCCACCCGCAGCGATACCGCGGGCATTGTGGCTGCCGCACCAGCGGCCAGCGCAAAGGAAAGCCCCATCATCGCGGCCGCCAGGAAATCGGCCGCCGCCTCGCGCTGATCGCCTCCCCAACATCCCGGAGACTGAACCATGCCCGTTCTGACGCAACCGCCCAGCATGGGCGATGTCCTCAAATATGAGCTCAACCCGAACTACACCCGCGAGGTGGTGACCCTGGCCGCCGGGATGCCCTTCCCGGTCGGCTCCGTCCTCGGAAAGATCACCGCCAGCGGCAAACACACGCTCTCATCTGACGCAGGCAGCGATGGGGCGGAGACCGCCAGCGGCGTTCTGCTCTATGCCGTGGATGCAACCCTGGCCGACGCCGTGGGCATTGTCATCGCCCGCGGACCCGCCATCGTCTCGCGGGCAGAGCTTGCCTATGACGGCAGTGTCGATGATGCCGCCAAGATCACCGCCAAGCTCGACCAGCTTGCCGCTCTCGGCATCATCGCCCGCGACGGCGTCTGATCCTCCCTGTCCCCCGGAGCACTCCCATGACCCTGATCCGCAATCCTTTTGACGCCGGCGGCTATTCGCTGGCCGAGATGACGCAGGCCATCAACATCCTGCCCAATCTCTACACCCGCCTCGCCCAGATCGGCCTCTTCCGCTTCGAAGGTGTGAGCCAGCGCTCGGTGATCATCGAACAGCACGAAGGCGTCCTGAGCCTTTTGCCCTCGGTCTCCTTGGGCGGCCCGGCCACCGTCGGCACCCGCGAGGGCCGCGCGATGCGCAGCTTTGCCCTGCCCTGGATCCCGCATGACGATGTGCTCCTGCCGGCCGATATCCAGGGTCAACCAGCCCCCGGGACCTTTGATGCTGCCGATACACTGGTCGAGGTGATGAACCGCAAGCTTCTCTTCATGCGGCGCAAACATGCCCAGACCCGCGAATACATGGAGATGAATGCGCTCCGCGGCATCGTGAAGGATGGCGCAGGAACCACCCTTTACAATTACTTCACCGAATTTGGTCTGGCGCAGATCTCGGTCGACTTCCTGCTCGGCACAGCCGGCACCAATGTGCAGGGCAAGGTGCGCGAGGTGCTGCGGGCCATCGAGGACAATCTGCTGGGTGAGGCGATGACCAGCGTGCATGCCCTTGTCAGCCGCGAGTTCTTCGACAAGTTGATCAGCCACCCGAAGACCGAAGAGGCCTACAAGTTCTATGCCGCCACCGGCGCCCAGCCCTTGCGCGAGGATGTCCGCCGCAACTTCCCCTTCGGCGGAATCCTCTTCGAAGAATATGCCGGCACCGTCACCCTCTCGACCAAGGCCATCGAACGGCTGGTTCCAGCCAACGAGGGGATCGCCTTCCCCATGGGCACGATGGACACCTTCACCACCTATGGCGGCCCGGCAAACCTGCTGGAGACCGCAAACACCATCGGCCTGCCACTCTATGCCCGCCAGCATCTAGACGCGAAGGGGCGCTGGGTCGATCTGATGACCGAGGCCTCGATCCTGCCGGTCAACAAGCGACCCCGTCTTGCGATCCGGATCCACAGTTCGAACTGACATCATGTCTGCCTTTGCCGCCGCCATGGACCGCATCTTCGCCAATGCCTCCATGGCGGCCCCGGCCCTCTGGATCTCAGCCACCACCTCGGAGGAACGTCCGATCCGGGTGATTGTCCGCGCCCCGGACCGCATTACCGACTTCGGCGCGGGGCGCTTGGTCAGCGACACGACGATGGTGGACGTCCGGGCTGCCGACCTGCCGACCCCGCGTCCGGGCGATCTGATCGTCATCGGCGCCGACAGCCATGTGATCCAGGGCGAACCAATCCGGGATCGCGAGCGGCTGATCTGGACCCTGGATCTGCGGCCCGCATGAAGCTGAAGCTCGACATTGATCCTGACATCGTCACGATGATGGCGGCCGAGGTGAAGGCCGGCGAAAGGGCTGTGACCTCGGCCATGCGCGAGGCGGGCACCGGGCTCAAGACCGCCTGGCGCGGTCAGATCGCGCAAGCAGGGCTCGGGGGACGGCTCGCCAACTCGATCCGAAGCCAGACGTTCCCCAAGGCGGGTGAGAGCCTCAACGCCGCGGCGCTGGTCTGGTCGAAGGCGCCAGTCATTGTCAGCGCTCATGACACCGGGCCGCTGATCCGTTCGAAGGACGGGTTTTGGCTCGCGATCCCGCTGCCCGCCGCAGGCAAATCCCTGCGCGGTGGGCGGATCACGCCGGGCGAATGGGAACAGCGGCGCGGGCTAAGGTTGCGGTTTGTCTATCGGCGCCGGGGGCCGAGCCTGCTCGTCGCCGAAGGACGGCTGAACAGCCGGGGTCTTGGCGTGGCATCACGGTCGAAGACGGGCCGTGGGCGCGCGACGGTGCCGATTTTCCTGCTGGTGCCTCAGGTCAGGCTGCCGAAGCGGCTGGATCTCGGGCGGGATGCCGAAGCGGCTGGATCTCGGGCGGGATGCCGAGCGGGCGCTCGACAGCGTGCCGGGGTTGATTGTGGTGAGGTGGGTGAAAGATCGGTTTTAATTGGCGGAAGCTCAAACCAGCCCAGAGACCAGAAGACCAAATTGCCGGACCCAAAGGGTCAGTCTTTCAGCTGCCACTGCCAACGATTGCAATTGCCTCTACCTCGACCAGGAGTTCTGGCTTGATCAGTGCAGTCGTAGCATAGGCCGCACTGGCTGGAACGCCTTTTGGGAATGCCTCTGTTCGAGCTCGGCCAAAGTCCCGGTAACCAGCCATGTCGGTAAGAAACGTGGTGATCTTGACCACATCAACCATGGAGGAACCGGCACTGATGAGCGCTTCTTCGATATTCTTGAAGATCTGTTTGGCCTGAGCGTAGACGTCACCCTCTCCGACAACGTTGCCATCTTTGTCGAAAGCGACCGTCCCAGAGAGATAGATCGTGTCGCCGACTTTGACGCCGGCGGAAATATTGAGCGCCTTTGCCCAAGCCCAACCCGGGTCGATACGTTGCTGATCCATGGCTTGCTCCCTTGTTCGCCAAAACCGCCGGTCTGAAGACTGTTCTGCGAATTCCATCAAAAAGCAAACAAACCCTTCGATGCCCACCTTCCGCGCAACCATTCACGCCAAGCTCTGTGCACAGCTGTCACTGCTATTCAAGCGCGTTCCGGCCAACGGCCTGCTTGTCTTGCGCGAAGGTGAGCCGGAGGCTTTCGGTCACAGTTTCCGGAGGTATGCCCAGGATACATACCCCTGGAGCCCACGTGCTTGCTCCAGGGACACGCGGCACCAGCGCGTGCCTCCGGTTTGCTCGCATGTGTGGACGCGCAGCACGGTACCGTTCGGCAGACCAAGGATCACGCGGTACCCGGTTCCTGGGCCTGCACGCATCTTGAGCATGTCATCTCCTTCGACGCCGGAAACCTCGAAGCGTCCGAGCGACCCGGCCGTTGCAGGGTTGGAACTCAGGAGAGTTCCGATAAAAACCGCTGCAATTGCGACGAAAATGGCTTTGCGCATCGTCTTCTCCTGTAATCTGCCTCGATGAGGATCGTAGTTCGTCGGCCGGATGAAAGAAACATCGACACAATGGCAGGGTTGGACTTCTAACAACAATCTGACTGCCAAACCCACTGGATCTCGAACGCCAAGTCGAGCGGGCGCTCGATTGCGTACCGGGGTTGATTGTGGTGAACTGGGCGGAGGGCAAAATCCGGTGACGTCGGCTTTGCGGGACACGTCAGCCACCGCAGACAGATCACATTCGATACCAGTTTTCGACCGCTCGGGCGGCGGCTTCGGAGTCCATGACAGCTTCGATCGCTGCTATCGCGTCCTCTACTTCTCCGGGTGTCGCGAAGATTTCCGAAACACCACCCTGAATATCGTGGGGTGATCCGCTGCTTGTATAGAACATGTCCACATCCAGAGCCCGCGCGTTCCGGTGCTGCAGCAGATGGTCGAAGAACCGGCGATACACTGCCGTGTCATATGCGGGCGTGCTTTCGGCGTCCGCCGCTTGGACTAATCCGAGTTCGATGGACTTCTTGCAGGTCAGCTTCCAGGCCATGTCCATGGTGGCGGGAGGAGCATCCCTGGCCTCATCCGGATGCCTTGGGTTCGCGAAGGTCTCTCTCCGAAGGGCTTCCAGCTTTCCCCGCATCTCCCTGGTCGGCACTGGATAAACAAAAGCCGTCTCCTGCGATGCCAAGGTGGCCTCAACCTCATCGGGAAGCACTTTCACCAACTCGGAAAACCTGTTCCCGACGATGGGGACCTCTCCGACGAGAAGGTCCGCGTGATCCGGATGCATGTCCAGCCAGCGCGCAACGGCCTGCCGTCCCCATAATCCCGCGGCCTTTCGGACGATCGGGTGGCTTCCGTCCGCGACATCCGGGTAGCGTGCCAGGATTTCATCCGTCTGAAACGAGGCGAGGCCCGCATCCCATCGCATCAGATGGACGCGGCGCCCGGCACCCCCTGCAATCGAGAGAAGCGCACGCAGAAAGAACGATTTGCCGGACGCTGGCAGCCCGGTGAAAAAGATCATGCGACAGTTTCGGGCCATCCCGGCCAGGATCCTGCCATTCTCGGTCTCTGCGAAACCACGGTCCGTCATAGCCTTTCCTCTCAGGCCGTCATTGATCAGGCCAGGCCTGTGAGCCACGCGGCTTTGTCTTCGTCTGTCGCGATGGCCGGATCATGATCCCGCGACCTGCGGCGGAGAGGCTGTTTGCCGAAATGCCCAATGCGCAAGAATCGCGAGCAGCATCATCCCGGCGCCCAGAACGAAGGCGACGCTGACATCGCCGACGAAATCGGCAAGGGCGCCCGCCAAAGCCGGTGCGATCATCATCAGCACATAGTAGATGGAGTAGAATACGCCGGTCCCGAAGGCGCGCATGTCAGGCGTAAGAATAAGGCCGGGCATGGCGACCACGGGCCCTGGCGCCAGCCCGGCCAGCAGGCCGCCCAGCACAAGTACGGCGAGCAAGAAGCTGTTTGGCAGATAAAGAACAGCTGGAAATACGAGCATGCCGCCAATCAGACTGACGAGGATGATCCGATCGGGCTGTCCGGTCCGATCCGCCAGCCATCCTCCGACCGGAATCGATATCGCGCCGGCAATGATGTAGAAGCTGATCGCGGAACTGGCCGCGATGACCGGCATGCCGCGCTCAGCGAGAACAAGGGTGCCGAAGCTGAAGATCATCGCGAATGCGCAATTGTAGAGGCCCCACAGAATTGCGGCGAATGCCAGTGGCGTCCAGGGCAGAGCAGAGAAGCTGATCCGCGGGTTACCGGCTACCGCGCCGGGAGGCAACTTGTAGACGAAGGCGAAGAGCAGAAGCGCCGCCACGGTGAGGATCGTCAGGGCCATCCAGGCTGTCCGCAAATCCGCATTGGCAGCGATTGGTGGCAGTATCAGCAGACCAAGCGCGATCCCGACGGGCCAGGAGCTGATGAAGATCGCCAGGGCCGTTGAAACATTCCTCCCGGCGAACCAGTCGATCACCATCTTGGTCATCAGAACGTTGAGAACCAGCCCACCGACGGCTGAGATGATCCGACCGGCAACAGCCCATGCAAGAGTCGTCGTTGTCGTGAAGATCGCTGCGCCGACGACCATGAGCACCAGACTTGCGATGACGGTCCGCTTGTCGCCAAACCAGCTTGCAACCGCACCGCCCGCAACCGCGACAATGATACCGGGTCCCGAGAAGAGGCCGATCAGGATCCCTATCTCCGTCAGCGTTATCGCGAGGCTGTCCATGATGAACGGAGACAGTGCTGCCACGGACTGAAACTGGATGGCCATGACCGTTCGGGCGAAAAACAGCACAAACAGAACAACCCATCGTTTCGGCACGAGAGAAATCCTCCAAGACAACGATGCGATGTGACGTGATCTGCGGCGTGTCTCAGCCACGCTAAGTCCAAAGTCGAGAACCATGCAAGCATTTTGGCCTCGCGCACGATTGAGGCTGAGTTCCCATAGGTCCGCTTCAGCCTCCACCCCGACATTTTGTGTTTCTGCTGGTTAGCGAACAATCATGCCCACCTCCCGCGAAACCATCCTCACCGCGCTGCACGCGCGGATCTCAGTGCTGCCCGCCACCGCGCTGCGCGGCGAGGTGCTTCCCGAGCGCGTGCCGGCCGCAGGCCTGCTGATCCTGCGCGATGGCGAGCCGGGCGCGCCCGATGTGACTCTGTCGCCGCTGGCCTACCACTATCAGCACCGCGCCGAGATCGAGGCTGTGGTTCAGGGCACCGACCGTGACAGTTCCTTCGACACGCTGACCGCCAGCATCGGCGCGGCGCTCGCCGCCGACCGCACGTTGGGCGGGCTATGTGACTGGGTCGAGGCGGAAGCGCCGCGACCGGTCGATCTGGCCGTAGAGGGCGCAGCGAGCCTGAAGGCGGCCGTGATCCCGGTCGTCCTGCACTACACCACGGCCGACCCGCTGACCTGACCGAAATTGGAGGTCAGGCGCTGGCCTGCGATGCCCGGGAACAGGCCGCATTCACTTCGGCCCCGGCCTCGATGACGAGCTTGGCGTAGGTGATTTCTCCGGACACGCGGGCGCCGGATTGCAGTCGGACGTCACCGCCGACGATCCGGCCTTCGAAACTACCCTTGATCGCGATGCTTCCGGCCCGCAGCTCGCCGACAACCGACCCGCCTTCCTCGATCACGATGCCGTCGGCGACAATCGTGCCATCGGCATGTCCAAGCAGTTCCATGAGACCCGGTACAGTGAGATCGCCCGAAAGTTTCGTGCCTGCGGCGAGATGCGATCGACCACCGCGTTGGCCGGTCGGTGTTTGAGAATGCGATGATGGGTCGGTTTGCGACATGGTCTGTAATCCTCGAACGGCCTGCTGGCATGGCCAGCATCGCCGAAGTAACGGCATTCGGAGACCTTAGCGGCCTCCGTCCCCCGAAAGATAGACCAAAACATTCCTGAATAAGGAGACTACGATGGCACGAGCCCAAGGGGCGCGGGCGCAGATGGCGCTTGCGTTCGAGACCGTCTATGGCACACCGCCTGCTGGCGGTTTCACGAAGATGCCGTTTGCCAGCACCACGCTTGGCGCGGAGCAGCCGCTCTTGAACTCCGAGCTTCTCGGCTATGGCCGCGATCCGCTGGCGCCGATCAAGGATGCGGTGACGGCGGACGGCGATGTCGTCGTGCCGCTCGACGCGGAGGCCTTCGGCTTCTGGCTGAAGGCGGCCTTCGGCGCACCGACGACCACGGGCACAGGCCCCTGGACGCATGCGTTCCAGTCCGGATCCTGGACGCTGCCGAGCCTCTCCATCGAGACCGGCATGCCGGAGGTGCCGCGCTATGCGATGTACTCGGGCTGCGTGCTCGACCAACTCAGTTGGCAGATGCAGCGGTCGGGGCTGCTAACGGCGACCGTGCGGCTGGTGGCACAGGGCGAGACGGTGGGCACGGCGTCTAGTGCCGGTGCGCTGGCAGACATTGCCTTGAAGCGGTTCGGCCATTTCAACGGACAGGTCACCCGCAACGGCTCGGCGCTCGGCAATGTCGTCTCCGCGGACATCACCTATGCCAACAACCTCGACCGGATCGAGACCATTCGCAGCGACGGGCGGATCGACGGCGCGGACCCGTCCATTGCGGCGCTGACCGGCTCCATCGAGGTGCGCTTTGCAGACAGCACGCTGGTGACGCAGGCGATCAACGGTGAGGCTTGCGAGATGGAGTTCGCCTATGTGCTGCCCTCGGGCGAGAGTTTCACCTTTACCGTGCACGCTGTCTACCTGCCGCGGCCACGGATCGAGATTTCCGGGCCGCAGGGCGTGCAGGCCACATTCGACTGGCAGGCCGCCCGCGACGGCGCCGTCGGCCGGATGTGCACCGCAACATTGATCAACGACATCGAGGTATATTGAGAATGCTGACGCTCGACCTGACCAACGCGCCGCGCTGGCATGACCTCGCGCCTGGCGTCCGGCTGCAGCTGCGCCCGCTGACCACCGCGCTGATGGTCGCGACGCGAAGCGATCGGTTGGTGGAGGTGGTGCCAGAGGAGGCCTCCGACGAGGAACGTGCTGTTGCCTTCGCCAAGGCGCTGGCGCGGCGGGCGGTGCTTGCCTGGGAAGGCATCGGCGATGCGGAGGGCAAACCCATCGACCCGAGCCCCGAGGCCATCGACGCACTGCTCGACATCTGGCCGATCTTCGAGGCCTTCCAGCTGACCTACGTGTCCAAGGGCCTGTTGCTGGAGCAGGAAAAAAACGCCTCCGCGCTCTCGCCGAATGGTCCTTCGGCGGGGGCGAGCGCTACTGCGAGGGTTGCGAACCCTGCGGCGCCGGCGCGCAAGCGTGCGAAGACTGCCCGACGCGGCTGAACCAGCCGCTGACCCTCGAAGGCTGGCAAGTCTGGGACCTGGTGGGTCGCATCGGCGGCCAGCTGCGCGTCCTTCCCGGCGCGGTGATCGGCTGGGATCTGACCGCGGCACTGGCACTGAGTAATGCCCTCGGCATCCCGCCTCTGGCCACAGCCGAACTCCTCCCCGTCATCGAAGCGGTGATGGTCGCCAAATACAACGAACAGATGGAACGTTCCGATGGCTGAGAAGAGGGTCGCTGTCCGCCTTGCCGCGGTCGGTGGACGGCAGGTGCGCGCCGAACTGGAAGGCGTGGGCGAGGCCGGCGCCCGCGGCTTCGGCCGCCTCAGCCGCGAGATGGAAGCGGCGAACGCCCGGCTCGCGGGTTTTGCCCGCCGCGTGAAGGTGGCTGCGGCTGCCGCCGTCGCCGCTGCCATGGCGGCTGGTGTGACCATGGTCCGGTCCGGGCTGGAAACCGTCGATGCGCAGGCCAAGCTTGCGCAGTCCCTCGGCACCACCGTTGCCTCGATCCAGACGCTGGAGCGCGCGGGCGAACTGGCCGGCGTGTCGATGTCCGGCATCGAACAGGCGACCAAGGATCTGACGCGCCGTCTAAGTCAGGCAGCTACCGGGACCGGCCCGGCCGCCGACGCGCTAAACCGGCTCGGGCTGTCCGCCAACGACCTGATCGCGCTGCCGCTGGAGCAGCGCGTGGGCGCGATCAACGCCGCCATCGAGAGCTTTGTACCGGCCGCAGAGCGCGCCGCTGTCGCGGGCCAGCTTTTCGGCGAGGAAGGCTCCATCGCCATGAGCCGGATCGACACTGCAACGCTGCGCCAGGCGACGGAAGACGTGCGCGCCTTCGGGGTCGTCGTCTCCGAACAGGATGCCGACCAGATCGAGCGCACGAACGATGCGATCTCCCGGTTGGGCCTCATCTGGCGCGGGCTCTCGAACCAGCTTGCCGTCGCCGCGGCACCCGCGCTGGAAGCTGTGGCCAACGCCATGGCGGCAGTCGCCAGCCGCACCGGGCCATTGGGACAAGCCATCACCGGGCTCTTCGACAATATCGGCCGACTCACTACTTATGCCGCCACCTTTGCCGCCTTCCTCGCAGGCCGTTGGGTCGCTGGTCTGACGGCAGCAGCCCTCTCCATCCGCGGTCTCGCCACGGCGCTCGTTGTCCTGCGCGGCGCGTTTATCCGGACCGGCATCGGGGCGCTCATCGTCGGCGCGGGCGAACTCGTGTTTCAGTTCACGCGCCTCGTCTCGGGTGCGGGCGGGTTCGGCAACGCGATGGCTTTGCTTGGCGATCTCGCATCCGAGGTCTGGGAACGGATTGGGCTCGGCTTGGCGAGTGTAGTTGCAGCCTTCGAGGCCGGGTTTGCCGGGTTTGAGGCCGACGCCGCGTCCGCGCTGCAGGGGGCGCTTGAGGGGGTCGTGGGTTTTTCCAATACGGTCGTGAACAGCTTCGAAGGCACCTTCGAAGCGATCAAGGCGATCTGGGGCCTGTTGCCCGCCGCGATCGGCGATATCGCCTTCCAGGCCGCCAACAGCCTGATTGCCGGCGTCGAGGCGATGCTGAACGGTGTCGTTGCCCGGATCAACGGGTTCATCTCCGGCGTCAATGCCGGGCTTGAAGCGCTCGGCGTCGAACGCCGCATCCCGGTCGTGCCCGATCTCGACCTTGGCCAGATCGAAAACCGCTTCGAAGGCGCCGCGTCAAATGCCGCAGGTGTGACTCAAGCCGCCTTCGACCGCGCCTTTGCCGACAATCCGCTCACCGTGCCCGATCTTGGGCTGGTTGCTGCCGCCGATGCCGCGCGCGGTCGGGCCAACGCGGCGCAGGCCACGTCCCTCGATCTTGCAGGCCAGGCCACGGCACCGCTCACCGCACTGGATGTCTTGCGCGCGGCCGTCTCCGGGTCTGGCCAGAATGGCGACGAAACTGCCGAGGCCACAGCCGCTACAGAACGGCTGAACGCGGCCCTCAGCGAGACCGAAGCCGCACTGGGGCGGGCGCGATCTGCCGCCGGTGGCGCGGGCGGGGCGCTGAAGCAGGCGGCAGAGGCCGGGAGCAAGGCCTGGGATGGGGCGAAGAGTGCCATCGAACGCACGAAGGAGCTGGCCAAGGGTCTGGCAGAGGACATCACCGGTCCGCTGAAAGAGGCGCTCAAGTCCGGCGAGCTCAGCTGGCGCAGCTTTGCGCAGGCGGTATCCGGTATTGCTCAGAACCTCGCCAACCGCCTGATCGACTCGGCCTTCAAGCCAATCGAGGATGCGCTCTTCCGCGCCTTCTCCGGTGGCGGGGCAGGAGCGTCCGGCGGCGGTTTCTTTGGCTGGATCACCAAGGCCATCGGCGGGCTCTTCGGCGGCGGCTTTGCCAGGGGCGGTGTCTTTGCGCACTCGGGCCAGATCACCGCCTTTGCTCGCGGTGGGGTTCTGGGGAGCGGCATTGTGGATCGCCCGACCGTGTTTCCCTTTGCTCGTGGCATCGGTCTCATGGGCGAGGCCGGGCCGGAAGCAATCCTGCCACTGCGCCGGGGACCCGGCGGACGGCTGGGGGTGGAAGCCGGGACAACGCAACCCGCGCCGCAGATCGCGCCCCGGATCATCAACGTGCTCGATCCCGGGCTGGTGGGCGACTATCTCGCAACCCCGGCCGGCGAACGGGCCATCCTCAACGTGATCCGCCGCAACAGAGGGGCTTTTGATGGCTGATCTCCTCTGGCCCTTTGCCGCACATGGCCCGGCGACCGAAGTCCTGGACTGGCGCACGGATGTTTTGCAGAGCGAGGCCGGTGAACAGCGGCTTTCGCTCAGAGATGCCCCGCGCGAGGTGCTGACCCTGCGCCACCGGCTCGACGGCCCCGGTCTTGCCGAGGCCCTCGCACTGGCCCGCCGGGGTCTGGCGGGCGAGTGGATCGTTCCGCTCTGGCACATGGCCGACCGCAGTGGTGATGACATCACATTGGGAGAGACTAGCCTGAGCATCGCGGCGCGTTACGCCGATTTCCGGGCACCGGGCTTTGCCGTTGCCGCCAGCAATGGCGGGGATGCCTATCTGCTTACTCTTGCCGCGGTACATCCGGACGGAATTGACCTGACAGCTACAGCCGGGGTCGCTCTCACCCGGCCGGTGATCGCACCTGCGCAGCGGGCCCGCTTGCTGGCGCCGCTCGAGATCGAACACCGGCACGCAGATCTCGGCTTTGTCACCGCACGGTTCCTGCTGCAGGAAAGTGCCGATCTTTCCGGGCTGCGGGGAACAGCCCTCTACATTGCCGTGGATACCAGCACGTCCATGTCCGGGGCCAAGATCACCGCGGCCATGGCAGCGGTGCGGGCCCTGGTCGATGAACTGGCCGGCAGCGTGCCACCCGCCTTGCGCAACGACATCTGCATCCTGCTCTGGAACGAAACGGTCGCCGACATGCAGGTGCGCCGCGACGCCGATCGCCAGGATCTCACGTACCTGTCGGACTGGCTGGCCCAGCCGCCGGTGCTGCGGGGCGGTACGGATTTTGCCATGGCACTCAGCGAAGCCCAGGGCTTCTTTGCCGGCGGTGGAGCCAAGCGACGGATCATCCTGTTTCTGACCGATGGGGAGCCCTATCCGTTGAGTTCCGCCACCGCGGCCGTGGCCCTGCTGGAGACGATCGCAGATGTCGAAGTCTACGGGTTCAACATCGGGCTCACCAATACCAGCTGGACCGCGATGCTGGACAACACCCCGTCCGATGGCGTGCCGGTGATTGCGCCGGGTGATACCGACAGCCTGCGCGACACGCTGCTTGGGACGCTCTTCGGCAGTCCGCGCTACCGCGGCCGGGATGTGCTGATGGACCCGAGTGTCCTGCGCCAGCCTTTGGCCCAGACCCTGTCGCAGAGCTTCGAAGGTGTCGACAGCGGGCTGGGCCCGGTCGTGTTCGAACCCCTGCGTGATTTGGTGGAACATGGGTCCGTTCTGACGTTGAAGGACATGGGCCCCGCAAATACATGGTCTCGGCGGCGCTGGCTGCATCACCTGCGCGGGCGCGCCCGGGCGTTCTGGCTCCCCACCTGGGGACGGGAACTTGCCCTGCAGCAGGAGGCGCTTGCCGGCGACGATGCCCTGATCGGGACGCCGCACCTTGAGCCCTCCGACTGGATTGGCCGGCATGTGCTGCTGGACCTGCCGGGACAGCCGATCTTCCGCGTGATCACCAGCGCCAGCCTCGATCCGCTGGGCCTGCGCTTCGGGATCGACCCGCTCGACCGGGATGTGCCGATCACCACGCCGGGGCATCTCCTGACCCTGGTGCGGCTCGACACCGACCGGATCGAGATCGAGCATCGGCCTGCAGGCACAGAAGTCAGCTTTCCCGTTCTGGAAATCCCGGATCCGGCCCCATGACCTATGATGATCTCGAGATCTCGACCGCGGAAGGGCGACCGCTCTTTCTCTATCGCTTTGCCGAAGGCCCGCAGACCTGGCGCTTTGCCAGCCGGTCCTCGGACTGGGTGGTGCCCGGCGGCACGCTTTCTGACGAGCCAGAGGATACAACCTGGTCTGCCTCCGCGCTCGCACATGGCAATGTCGTCCAGAGCGGCGATCCGCGCCGGGTCGATCTGAGCCTCACCTTTCCGCTGTCTGATCCCTTCGCCCGCCGCTGGCTCGGGCCAAGGGGATCATCTGTCACCACGCTGACCATCTTCCGCGGCCATGAACAGGTGCCGGGCGAGTTGGTCGCGCACTGGAAGGGGCGCATTGTCTCGGCCCGGATGGAAGGGGTCCGGATCGTTCTCAGGTCCGAGTCGCTCTTCACCGCCATGCGCCGCCAGGGCGTGCGCGCCCGCTATCAGCGGCTCTGCCGTCATGTTCTCTATGCCGGTGGCTGCCGGCTCGATATCGAGAACTTCCTGGTGCCCGCGACAGCGACGACCCGATCCGGCCAACAGATCATCGTACCCGAGGCGGCCGCGCAACCCGACGGCTGGTATCGCGGCGGCGTGTTACGCCACGCAGGCCTTCCGGGCTTCATCACCGGGCACACCGGTGTCACCCTGACGCTCTCAGGCCGCATGCCTGCACTCGAGGCGGAAATCGACGATCCCGACGTCACCGCCAACATCCAGATCGCCCCCGGCTGCGATCTGCGCCGCGACACCTGTGCGAACCGATTTGGCAACCTTCTGAACTTCGGCGGGTTCCCGGATATTCCGGGCAGGAACCCGTTCGGGGGGACGAGTATCATTTGAGGGCGTGTTCGGACCTGAACCGCTTCTTGGGTCACCGCCAGCGGCCGCAGACCCCTTCGGCGATCAGCACCGCGCCAATGTCCTGGCCGTCCGGCAAGGCACAGGTTCCGACGACGCGATCATAGGACCGTTTCCCGGACAAGGAACAGGTCAGGGTTTCCGATCGGGCGAGCTCTTTCATCCGTGCGGTTGCCCTGTTTCCGGCCAGAGAACCCTTTTCGGCGCAGTCGAGATTGGCGATACGGATCGGGGTGCCGGAGACTTCGATCGTGTCGCCATCCCGTACATGGGTAACGGGCCCGGTCAGGCTACGCGCGCCAGAGCCAGACTGCGGACGGATGCCGGTGCTGGCGTTTCCACCGTTCAGGATACGAACAGTATTGCGTTCCGTAGATTTGAAGCTGCTGAACGGGTCATCGATCTCTACATCGAAAAGGACCAGGGCGCCCAAGGACACGAACATCGCAAACACCATGGCGTTTCGGCGGTAGTACCGCTTGTATCTGATGCTTCTGCCCATGATCCACGACTAGCCCGCGCGCGTGGCGAAAATTGGGCGAACGCCGGAAGAGGTGGTCGTTTGGGCTCGAGACGAAGCAAGACCCTTCAGTGGCTGCGCCTCTCCCGATACCAGGCAGAGCGTTGACCGTCTGTTTCGAAGTATCGGATCTCGAAGATGCGCGCCTCATGCAAAACATGTCGCCAACTGCGGCAGCCATATGCCCCGGGCAGTTGATCGGGATAGTGTTGGGCGATCCATGCGGCAGCTTCCTCCACGGAAACCCAACCCTCGACGGCGAGTACACCGACGGCTTGCTTCAGCGCACGCACAATGCCTGCGTCAGGCCAGTACACTGTGCCATTTGGGTAGATGCCGTTGACGATAAAGTTCCTGAATTCGTCGGACCGGAAGTACACCGCTGCCTGCTGATGAAGCTGAACCAGATCATTGCCCCATTCATTCAGCTGTCTCAGGTGATGATCGATCCGGGTCTGGTCATCGACCAGGACATTGCGCGCGTCATGACAACCGTCCAGCGTTCCAAGGTCATGCTGCTCGATGAAATGGTGCACCAGGGTGTTGCGTAGAACCACCAGATCTTTCAGATCGCTGGTCAATTGCGCGAACTCCGTATCCGTCAGATTCAACTGGAAGCCCATACGGATTGATAATGTGGTACCGGTTAAAGCGGGGGTCGGTTCAGCTGGACTCTCTGTTCCATTGGTCACGATCCCTGAGCCAAGCAGTTCTCCCACCAGAAGACCCAGTGTCTTGCGAGCGGTGTCGGCTATCCTGGCCTCCCGGTCCGCCCTTAGGGGCTCAGTGGACACCAAAACGGCGTGATGCGCCACGATCCACTTGAGCTGTCGTTCATAGTGCTGAAGCCGCAGCAGACAGCGCCCCAGCAAGCGCTGGACGTCGTCCTGAAGACTTTGAAGTGGCGTGTCAGACATTGCAGTCATGATGGAACTCGGTATCCAAATCCTTCGCGCCAGCCCTGCAATGGTCCAAGGCGCCGCCCGACCTGAGACCTAGCCCGCCCAAATGGCAAGAATGGGGCGAGCGCAGCGGCGCTGGGCCTTAAACATGCACAACTCCACCGAGGTTCGGCCGCGAACGGATCGGCCTGACCTGTTAACCCCTCCCAACCCCCGAAAGACTCTCTCCCATGGTCTGGAACTTTGTCGTCCAGATTGTCGCCAGCCTTGTGCTGACGGCGATCTCTTATGTGCTGGCGCCGCGTCCGAAGACGGCGCCGCCGAAGGCTGCGGGGCTCGACGCGTTCGACCTGCCCACGGCGGAGGAAGGCCGGCCGATCCCGGTGGTGTTCGGCACGGTGCTGCTGCGCGGGCCCAACGTGGTCTGGGCGGGCGATCTGAAGGTCGACCCGATCCGCAAGTCCGGAGGCAAGAAGTGACACGCGTGCTTGTCCGGGACCTGCGCGCCGCCCGGCTCTGTCTGCAGGGCGCGCGCGGCTGGTTTGCCCGCCACGGGCTCGACTGGCAGGCCTTCCTGCGCGAGGGCGTGGACGCGGAGGTGCTGGCCGCCACCGGCGATGCGCTTGCGCTGCGGGCCATTGCCGAGGCCGAACGGCGGATGGCGCGGGAGCGGGAACAGGAGCAGAGCCATGGGTAGTTCGGTGATCGTCGGCTATCGCTATGCGCTGGGGGCGCACCTGGCGCTCTGCCATGGGCCGGTGGATGTGATCCGCGAGATCCGCGTCGACGACCGCACCGCCTGGTCGCTGGCCGATGGCACAGTCTCCGGCAGTGGCGAGGGTGTCGGCGCGGTCACCACGCTGTTGGCCAATGCCACTGCCGCGGCCTTTCCGGCCGGCGAGCAAGGCACTACCGCCGCGCTCAACATCTACGGCGCGAACAGCATTCCCGGCCTCTCCCTCGGGCAGGCGCTCGATCTGACCCTGCTGGGCAGCGGCACCTCCCACCGGATCATCCTGCGCGGCATCGCCTTTGACGAGCGCGAACACCTGACCTGGATGCAGGTCGAGCCAAAGACGCTCTCCTTTGCCTTCCAACCCGTGAGCCTCAGCACCGTGCCCGGCAGCGGATCGTCCAGGGACGAGGGAGACATACCCGCGCCGGGCACCCGCATCCGTATCGACAAGCCCGAGCTCTTCGGGGGTGAAAGCCGCGAGGGCGGCATCGTCGGCGATATCGACATCCTGATGGGGGCCCCCGACCAGGGACCCAACAGCTACCTCGCCGCCCGGGCCGGAACAGACGTGCCCGGCTTCCGCGGGCTCTACAGCCTCGTGCTGCGCCAGGTCTACATGGGACTCAACCCCTATCTGAAGCCCTGGGCCGTCCGGGTGACCCGGATCCTCACCGCCGAGGATGGCGCGCCGCAATGGTATCCGGAGACGGCCCAGATCGGTGCGGTGGATCCGGAGAGTGATCCGACTTCCGACCCGGGCCCGGACATGAACCCGGCCCATATCATCCGCGAATGCCTCACCAACCGGACCTGGGGTCTTGGCTACGGGGCGGCAGATATCGGTCCCAGCTTTACAGGCGCTGCAGACCGGCTCTTTGCCGAGAGCTTTGGCCTGTCGCTGCTCTGGCAGAGCGATGCCAGTCTCGAGGAATTCCTCGGAGACATCCTGCATCACATCGACGCCCAGCTCTATGTCGACCGCCGCACCGGCCGCTGGGAGCTGAAGCTCATCCGCGATGATTACGACCCCGAGGCCGTGCCGGTCTTCGATGCCAGCAACGTGGTCGACTGGGGCGAGCTGGGTCGGCGCGAAGCGGTCGATCTCGTCAACAGTCTCACCGTCACCTTCTCGGACCTGCGCACCGACCAGCCCGGATCGGTCAGTGTCACCGACACCGCCCGGGTGCAGCTGATGGGACAGGTGATCTCCACCACGGTCGACTATCCCGGTGTCCGGCGCGAGGACCTGGCCGTACGCCTGGCCGAACGCGACCTGCGGGCCCTCTCGGCACCGCTTCTCTCCGGCGAGATCACCGTGAACCGGCAGGGCGCCGATCTCGATCCCGGCGATGTCATCCGGCTCGTCAATCCCCGCCGGGGTCTCGAAGGCGCGCTGCTGCGCGTGGTCGAGATCGATCACGGCGACGGGCGTGACAACCGGGTCCGGCTCCGGCTCGTGGAAGATGCCTTTGCCCTGGGCACAACCGCCCTTGTCGGCGGCGAGGTTGCAAGCCCGCCCACATCCTTCCTGTCTGTGCCACGCCCGTTGTCGCGCCGGCTGGTACGGGAATCCCCGTATTGGCTGCTGGTGCAGGAGTTGGGACATGCGCAGGCCGATGCGGAGCTTGCCGCGGATCCTGACGCGGGCCTCCTCATGGCCGTGGGCGAGCGGCCCTCTGCCGATGCGCTCGACGCCCTGGTCTGGGTCGATACCGGACCCGGCTATGCCAGTGACGGCGCCACCAGCTTTGCGCCAACCGCGATCCTCGATGCCGATCTCGGCGATGATCCGGAGGACGTCTTGCTGACCCTGCGGGACTGGACCGGTCTCTCGGGTCTCACCACCGGCACGCTCGCCGCCATCGGCGACGAGTTCGTCCGGGTCGATGGCCTCTCGACAAGCGCGATCACCGTCGGCCGCGGCTGTCTCGACACCGTGCCCCTGGCCCATCCGGCCGGCACCCCGGTGATCTTCTGGCAGGGCCATGCGGAGACGACGTCCGGGCGCTTTGTCGCCGGCGAGAGCCTTCCGGTCCGGATCCTGCCGCGCACCGGGCTTGGCACCCTGCCGCTGGCGCAGGCGCCGACCGACAGTGTTACGTTTGCCGCCCGCGCGATCCGCCCCCTGCCGCCGGGCAATCTCCGGGGCGATGGAGGCTTCGTGTCGCCTCTGGCCAGTCCCGAGGCCACGCTGACCTGGGCACATCGGGACCGGCTCTCCCAGACCAGTTCCGTCTTCGACAGCTACCTTGCCGGTGATATCGGCCCGGAACCCGGGGTCACCTACCAGGTCCGCATTCACTGGGTCGATCCTGACACCGGCGAGACCCTGGAGCCGGCCGCCGCGGTAATCGAGGCCGGCACCGCCACCAGCTGGACGCTGGCCGAGGCGGATTATCCCGAACCGCCGCCCGGTATCGAACAGGCAGACCTGCGGGTACGCGCCGTGCGGGGGTCTTACGAGGACCGGACCTTCCGCGCCTATCGCGTGACCCTCGGCGGCAAGGTGCAGGTCTCGGCGCAGGAGCTGACACTCATCTGTTCCGGCATCGGCATCGACGTAGTTGCACAGGATCTGATCCTGACCTGCGCCGGCCCGGGTCTCGACATTGTCGAGCAGCAGCTGGTGCTCGATCTCCGGCCGCCCGGGCTGGGCGTGACCCAGCAGGAGCTGATCGTTGAGCTCACCCCCTGATCTTCAACCACGGGACTTCATCATGACCGATTACCTGATCACCAACAGCGCAGCCCTCCTGGGCGGTGTCGAGGACGCCTCCGTGCCGGGGAGCTACAACCCGGTGTTTGCCTCCCATGCGCTGCGCTTCGAGGCCGAACAGGCCGCAAGCATCTCGCTGCCCGGTGTCACCGACATCTGGATCCGGGCGGATTGCTATTATGATGACTTCAACCGCACCACCTCGGGGGACGGGTTCTTTGCCTCTGTAGGCCTGCCCACAGTCGATATCGCCCGGATCGATCTCAACAACGGGGCGATGACCTTCGACTATGCCAACCTCAGCAACTCTGTGCCCAACCTGACCGGTGCGCCGGTCACAGGCTTCCCCGATGCCACGCTCTTCACCTTCGACATCCATATCGAGACCGGCGCTGCGGTGGCGGGCAATGTCGATGACTACAGGGTCACGGCCTATGTCGATCTGAGCCAGGTCGGGCAGGTTCTGGGCAAGGCGGACAAGGTCAATGGCGCAGGCGCGGTGCGGTTCGACTTCGGCGGCACTAATTTCCTCGATGGCAATGGCCGGTTCTTTCTCTCCAATGTGCTGGTCTCGGACCAGGACACCCGCGGCCGGCGCTTCCGCATCCTGCGGCCCAGCGGGCCGGGGGCGCTCGCCACTGCCGTGGGCGGACATGCTGAACTGGGCGATGGCGATCCCGCCACCTTTGCCTATGCCCGGGCGGCCGGGGATGCGGTGACCTCCACCCTCACGCCCGGGGCCACCCCGCCCGGTACCATCGGCCGGGTGATCCTGGCAAGCCACGCCCGCAATGCCTCGACCAACCCCAATCCGGGCCAGGTCATCAACCGCCTGCGCATCGCTGGCACCAACCATGATGCCGCCGGACAGGCCCCGGCCGGGGCGTCGCTCGAGGCCCTCACGTCCGAATGGGCGGTCAACCCTGATACCGGCCTGCCCTGGACCTGGGCCGATCTTGCGGGACTCGAGATCGGCTTTGCCGGCGGCAGCTGAGCCGGGTCAAGCAACCGGACCATCAGACGAGAGGAACACTGCCCATGTCACCGCCCCTGCGTGAGACCGGGAACCTGCGCATTCCCGAGGCCGAGTTCCAGGCCATGCTGGCCCGCGCCGCGGAAGAAGGCGCCCGGCGCGCGCTGGCCGATGTCGGGCTCGAGGGCGAGACCGCCGCGCTCGACATCCGCGACCTGCGCTCTTTGCTCGACTGCATCCGCTTCGTGCGCCGCACCGCCGTGCAGACCACCGTGCATCTCATCACCACCGGTCTCATCCTCGCCCTGCTGGCCGGCACCGTGATCAAGCTCCGGCTCTTTGGCGGCGAGCCGTAGGGCGGGCGGTGATCCGCAGGGTACGCTTCCGGCACTCCCGACATTCCGAACCAACCCCCACGTATCCGCCGCCCTCCGAGGCGGCGTTTCTGTTTCTGGAGACACCCCAATGACCACGACATTTTATGCCCACTGGCGCGATGTGCCGGAGGCCGCCTGGCGCTGGCCAAACTTCTCGCCTGCGGAAATCGCCTGCCGTGGGACGGGCAAGCTGCTGATCAACGAGGTCGCGCTCGACAGGCTGCAGGCGCTGCGGGACCGGCTGGGCAAGCCACTTATCGTACGCTCGGCCTATCGCAGCCCGGAGCACAACCGCGCCGTTGGTGGCGCGATGCGTTCCAAGCACATGGACGGTGCGGCCTTCGATATCGCCATGTCGAACCATAATCCGGCGGCCTTCGAGGCGGCGGCGCGGGAGGTCGGGTTTCTTGGGTTCGGCTTCTATCCGCGCTCGGGATTCATGCATGTCGATCTCGGGCCGGCGCGGCAGTGGGGGGAACGGTTCCCGGTGCAGGCGACTGCCTTCGCTGAAGAAACGCCGCCCGCGCGCGAAGTGCTGGCCGACAGCCGTACCATGAAGGGTGGTGGCGCGGCCGGTGTGGCCACGCTCGGCGCGGCCGGTGTCGAGGTGGCCCAACAGGTGCTGGCCGAGACCCAGGAGGCAATCCTGCCGCTGGTGCTGTATCTCGATGCTCTCCGCTGGCTGTTCATCGCCGTGGCGCTCGGCGGTATCGCGGTCACGATCTATGCGCGGCTGGATGATTGGCGAAAGGGGCAGCGGTGATTGGACGGGTCGTCGCGTGGATCGCGGGAAACGCGATGGGGCGCAGGGCGTTGCGCTACGGCATCACCGCGCTGGCGATCCTTCTGTTCCTGCTGGCGCTGCGCCGCTCCGGTGAGCGAACCGGGCGGATGGCGGAAAAGCTCGAGACGATGGAGAAGGCAAATGACGTACAAAGGCGCATGCTCGAGGCGGGGGCGCGTCGGCCTCGCTCTCGCGATGAGCTTGCTCAGCGGCTGCGCGACGGGCGGTTTTGATGGGGGTGGGGTTGGGGTGTGTCCGCCGGTTGTCGAGTACAGCGAGGACTTCCAGGAATCGGCGGCAGAGGAGCTGACTCTGCTGCCGGAGGCCTCTGCGATAGTGGAGATGCTGAGCGACTATGCCCTGATGCGGGAGCAGGCGCGGGGGTGTGGGTGA